CTACGTGGTTTGCGGCACGCAGTACGGATACCTGCACACAACCAGCGGGGAAATGCGCACCTGGCGCAGCTATTCGGGCGCCCGCCGTGTTGCCCGAGCCTATGTCCCTTTTTGAGCCTGAACCCGAACCTAGGAGCCCGAACCATGTATGCCAGCCAAGCCCCCCGCGTGCACCTGACCCTCAAAAGTGCAAACGAAAAGACTGGACCGATCCCCGTATCTACCACCAGCGCGGCCACCTGCCCCGATGCGTGCCCCTTTAAGAAAAATGGCTGTTACGCCGACGGCGGCCCCCTTGCGATCCACTGGCGCGCGGTAACTGATGGCCAGCGCGGGCACGATTGGTCCGATTTCACGGCGCAGATCGCGGCCCTGCCCGATGGCCAGCTCTGGCGCCATAACCAGGCCGGCGACCTGCCCGGCGCGGGCGATTCGATTGACCCTGCTGCGCTGGGCGATCTGGTGCGCGCCAACATCGGCCGCAGGGGCTTTACCTACACACACAAGCCCGCGACCGCCGAAAACCTGCACTGGATCCGCGCGGCCAATGACTGGGGGTTTACGGTCAACCTATCGGCCAACGATCTGGCGCACGCCGACGCCCTGGCCGATACGGGCCTGCCGGTTGTGACTGTCCTGCCGATTGACGCGCCGGCCAAACTCGAAACGCCCGCCGGCCGCACGGTTGTGACGTGCCCGGCCACGTATCGCGACGGCGTGAGTTGCGCCACCTGCCAGCTCTGCCAGCGCGCCACCCGCTCAACGATCGTCGGGTTCCCTGCGCACGGCGCCGGCAAGGCCCGCGTGCAGCGCGTTTTTATGATGGCCCAGCATTGAGCTTTTCTGCACTTAGTGAGGATTCAACATGCGACACACATATTCCCCCGCCACCGAAGCCCAGGAAGCCCGCCGGGCTTTCCTGGCCGATGTTTTCTGCGCCGTTTGCCTGGGCTCGGTCCTGGGCGTTTTGCTTGCGCTGCAGTTTTGAAAGGTTGACCTATGGACACGCAACACAGTCCTGGCCTATGGCACCCTATCATCATCGAGCCAGGCCATGAGGGCTTTGCCGATGGCCGCCTGCTGGTATCGGCGGGCGGCACTAAGGCCATTGATTGCGATCGCTGCGGCGCCACGTTTGAGGAAAGCGCTGCCAATGCCCGCTTGATTGCAGCGGCGCCGGCTTTACTGGCCGCACTGGATAACCTGCTGCGGGTTACCGTCGACGCGATGGCGGCCGATGGAATCGAGCTCACCCAGCAGGAACAGCGAGCCCGCGACGCGGCCCTATATGCAATAGCCCGCGCCACTGGGTCGCTGAATTGACCCCCCGCCGATAACCCGCCAGGGCGCCCACGCGGCGCCCTTTGTGTATCTGCGCCGGCGCACTTGCGCCAGGTGCGGGCGCCAGCATGGCCAGGCCAGGCCCTGACCCGCCCTGCCCGGCACCAGTCCCTAAACACCCCGAACCGTCAATTGAGATACGCGCGCAGATACGTATACCTAGGGGGACGCGCGGCCACCCCCGCGCGCCGCCGCGAAGCTCAATCGACGCTCGGCGAACCGTGCCACATGGCCGGAGCCCCCGAGCCCTGGGCCGCCCGGAGCCGGCCGGCCTCGGTCAGCGCCAGCCGTTTGGCCTTGCCTCGGTTGTCCCTGGTGTACTCCTCCTCGGTCACCAGGCCATCGCGCTGGAGCTCAAACAGCATGGAAAAGAAGTCCCGCCGGTCCAGCCGGGGAAACTGCGCCGACCCCCGCAGGGCCGTGTATGCGTTGTTGTTGGCCTGCGCGGACATGCTCAGGCGCTGCCCGGCCTTCTCAGAGTCGACCAGCAGTCGCAGAATCGCAGCGCGTTGCGTGTTGCGCATCAGAGCAGCCGCAGCAGCATGGCCGGGGATGGTCCCGAAGCGCTTGAACGTTTTGCTGTCCTGGTCGAACTCCACCCGCAGCTCGTCCTGCAGCGGGCCTAGGTTGCACTTCTCGTGGCGCACGGTGACGACCTGGCCATCGCGGACCATGGCCCAGCGCGATCGGGCGCTGTTGTTCCAGGCCGTCGACCCGCTGAAGGTGCTGTTGGTGTCCTGGCCGGCGCCCATGCGCACGCTGGCCTTGTCGACGTGGGCCAGCAGCAGCACCGCCGCCCGGGTGACATGGGCGATCAGGTTCAGGGCCCGCATGAAGCCCCGCACCGCCGTCCGATCGTTCTCGTTGTCCGCGAACACGTCCGAGGCGTTGTCGATCACGATCACCTCGGCGCGTGTACGCACCGCCGTGTCGGCCAGCCACTGCATGCGCTCGGTCGGGTGGCCATCGCGCCATAGGACGCAGTCGGCCTGGGTCAGGTCGTAGACGGCCATGCGGCCGGCCAGGTCACGCATGGCCACGCCCTGGTCCTGGCAGATGTTGGCCACGCGAAAGTGCACCGTGCGCGCCTCGTCCTCGCCTGACAGCACCAGCACCCGGCTCTGCTTGGTGTCGATGCCCATGAACTGCTGCCCGGTGGCCAGGGACACGCCGAGCTGCAGGCTGAGGTTGGACTTGCCCACGCCACCGTTGGCGGCCAGCAGCGTCACCGTGCCCTCGGGCAGCCACCCGTCTAGGCGCCACTGGGTGGGCTCGGGCTGGGTGCCGGCCAGGTTGCCCCAGTCCATGGGCACCAGGTCGCCGGGCTTGCTTTCTGTCGGCACTTGTTCGTCATTGCCGAGGTTCAGGTTGACGGTGATGCTGGGCGGCTTGCGCTCCTCCGGCGCGAACTTCTCCGCGCTCTTGACCGCCCGCTCGATCTCGTCGTACCGGCTCTGCCACCTGCGCACCTCCTCCTCGGGCCCGGTGGGCTTGACCTGGTGCATCAGGTCGCGCAGGAACTCGACGGCCGCCCCAGGGAACATGCCGTTGCTGACTAGGCTGGCGGCCAGCCGGGTGATGCTGTCGTGGTACACGCGCTCGCCCACCGGCGCCGTCAGCCCCGCGATCATCTCGCCGGCGTGCACACCCGTGCCTGGGGTGGTGGTTGCTTTACTTATCGCCAGCTCTGCGGTGGCCCTGATGTTGTCTAGGTCAATCCCGATGGCCGCGCAGGCGTCCTCCAGGGACCAGCGCACTGAGGGGTTCCAAAACTCCAAGGCCACCGCCCACTCGCCAGCAGCGCGGGGCTTGGTGTTTTTCCCAACCGGCAGCCGGACATAACGCACCGCGTTATTACCGCTGCGGTCAGCCTTGATGAACCCCCTTGTGGCCAAAGACTGCATTAGGGCGTCGACGAGCTGCCTATTTCGGGCATCGGGGTCATCAAGATCGATCAAGATGCCGACCTGGAACTTGCCCGGACTAGTCTGAATCGCGTAGCTGTAGCCCTGCAGATCCTGCGGTTGCACGTCGTCGAGCACCAGCACGGCAAGCCGAACGAATGCTGTTTTGACGCGGGCGATCTCGCCGCCTTCTCCTGCCGTCAAGACTGACGTGCAGAAGTAGGTGTTGTCATGCCCAGCCCGATCGATCAGGGCCGCCTGCTGAGGCGTGCCCTTGTACAAGCGCCCGGCCCACACGGCCGGTGGTGCGTTGCTGGGGTCAGCTCTGAAGCTGCAGACCCAGCCATGCTGCCCCTCAGGCAGATCGCCGTAGGTGTCGACGAGGAAGTCGCTGTTGGTCATCTGTTGCTCCTTGATGACCATGGCTACACCTCAACGGCTACCAGCTCCTCGATCTTGATGCGGACCTTTTTGTCACGCGCCAGCTTCATCAGCTCCGGCCAGTGCCGCTGCGGGATCTGGCCACCAGTGCCCTCGGGGCGCGGCTGGCACCAGCGGCTCAGCGTGCTCTTGTCAAGGTTCAGGCGCTCAGCGACCTCGCTTTTGCCCCCCAAACGCTGGATGACGTCGTAGGCCGGGGACAGGGTGTGGATCGTGGGTATTGGCATTTGCACTCCGTGATGTTGTTGCCGCAATCTTTGAGAGAACTCATTGTATGAGGTTGACGCAACATGGAGAGACTGCCACTATGTAGACCCTGTTGATTAATAAGCGGCTATTTCGCTTTGCGTAGCTATGAACACACAATGGTTTCGTGATCGGCTTGCGGACAAAAAGTTGTCGCAGAGAAGGTTGGCGAAGATGTTGGAAATTGACCCAGCAGCGGTGTCCCTCATGTTCAGAGGCATGCGCCGCATCACGCCCCACGAGGCGCACCAGATCTCGGTCATTCTCGGCGTGCCCTTGAACGAGGTAATGCGCAACGCCGGCATCGAGGTGACCGAGGACGTCAGGCGCTGCCCCGTGGCCGCGCACGTGGATGAGCACGGTGTGGTTACGACAATGCCACCGCGAACTCACGACGACGTCATTGGCCCTGGTGACTGTCCTGTTGGGACGTTCGCAATTCAGGTGCGGTCGCACTCGAGCACCAAGGATGGGTGGCTGCTGTTCTTGACGCCCGCCCAGGTGGCGCCTGCAGAGAACATCGACCAGCTGTGCCTGGTGGCCACAGGCGACGGCCGGCAGATCCTGGCCGTAGTGCGCCGCGGCTACCGCCGGGACACGCACAACCTGATCATCTGGCCCTCCAACGAGATGATCGCGGACGCCTCGATCATCTGGACCTCCACGGTCCTCTGGATCAAGCCCCTGTATTGACCCTGTAGCTTCTAAGCCTTATCCCACTATTTTTGTCGGGTTATTTGTTGAGATAGTCG